CCTTGATATTGAATTGCAATTTGCAAACTTACGCTAGCGCCTGATGTGTCGCCATTGGTATTGTCAATCTTCTGAAGCGATGGGATGGCAATTGTAATACGAACAGCATCAACGTCAACATCAGTGATGGTGCGCACCTGAGGAACGCTGTTGACCACTGTAATACCTACAGTCTTTTCATCTTCGATGCCACCACCAAGCGGGATGTATGTTTGATTTTGCGTACCATTGCGGGTGTAGATTGTTACATCTTGAAAGTTGTAACTACCGTCTGGGTTTTGTAGGACGGTGTTGTTCAAGAAGATAGATTTGAAGCCATCAGCTAATCCTTCAATTTCGCCTTCTGAAATCAAGTCGATGACGTTGGCATACTGCCTTGAATCAAGGCTGTCTGGTGCTGTAGATGGCGTGCGGCTACTGCCACCGCCACCACCGCCTTTGCCGCCATCACCACCACCAGCGCCGATGATCGTCATGCCTGCACCTGCACGGTATCAACGCCAGCGGAGATCACCACGCTGCCAACCAGCGTCAGGCCATAGACGCATGGCACTGGTACTCCTTGCCTGCTGGTCTGCTGAATGCCAGAGAAGTTGAATGTCTTGCGTGGATCGTTGTCGCTGCTAGGGCCTTGTGGAACCTTGGGGACTGGTGACAGTAATTGAGCGACGCCGCCGAGGAGAAGAACAGCACCGATTTTGAAAATTGCCATGCTTCCAGCCGCAGTCCCGGCAGCAGTAGCGCCAAACCCTCCCAGGCCAGCCCAGGCGCCAGCGCCAAAACTTACAAAGGATAAAGCAATCAACGCAACTCCCAACAAGACTTTACCGAATCCACCCCCAGCACCTGCGATCACAGGCATGATCTTAATGTCTTGCTGGCCTGCTGGATCATGAAGCTCGTCTAGGTCCAAGTCATAGGTGCCAACAGTCACGCGATAGTGCTGGTCGGCCATGTGCTTCTCAAGGCCTGGAAAGTTTGCCGCTAGCATCCGCACTGCTTCAGCCGCAGTCGCTACGTCTGCTTCAAGCACGCGCCTGCCAATGAACTTGGCCAATTGCCCGTAGAGCTTAATCTTACGCAGCATGACGCAACCTCCTACCGGTCATCTTAGCTAACCAACCGCCATACATGTCCCGACTACTAAGGCGACCTTGTAAATGATGCAGCACCATGCCATCACCAATGTAAACAGCGCAATGGTTTAGTCCGGGTGCATTTATTGACATGAGCAAAAGATCGCCACTTTGTAAGTGTTCATCTTCTTCCAGCTCGCGGAATCCAGTGGCAGCCCAGCAGCCATCAAACATTGGTGCAGCAATAAAATCTGCCGGATCCATTGGCCTTTCCCAGTCGCGCAATGCAATGCCATGCTCGCTGTACCAGTCACGGGCCAATGTCCAGCAGTCCTGCACACTCCACACCCATTGCCTTCCAATCAGCGGTGAGCGGTAGCCACAAGGCACATAGAGGCCCCATGCCTTGGGCTTTGGGTTGACGATGTGCCACGGCAGCTTGCTGGCCTCTGCGGCCACCTTGTCGGCATCACTGGGCAATGGCATTGTGATCGGGTGGCTGTGGACGATAGCAGTGATCTCTCCGGCATCCTCAGCGGCAGCGTAATCCTCAGGATTCAGCACAAACAACTGTTCCGGGCGCGTGGCGAGGTTGCGGCACGGCCAGTAGCGTTCACGGCCTTTGATAATGACCACCAACCCACATGATTCGCGGGGATCCTCGCTCTGGGCATGGTCTAATGCAGCGTCTTTCCAGGTCATGCGAAATAAGAGCCAATGCCAACAAATCCGCCGTGAGGAAGTTCGGAATTGGCTCCAAATCTTGCCTTGCAGCTATCAATGCGTTTGCCACATACGTCTTGGCTTGCATTGCCCACTGCAACATCGCTACTGTTGAAGTAATTGGTGCCTGCGTAGCCGCATTCAACCGAACGGTACACCCATTGACAGCGCGTAATGCACTGGCGCTTTGGTGCGCGGATGCCAGCCATGTCAAACGCACTGGCAAGTTCAAACTCCACCACGTCACGGTTTTCTGCTGACTTGCGATCTACAAAATACACTTCTCTTGGGAATTCAGCAGTCGGGTCTGGTGCGCCAAAGATATTGCCAGCTTCCTGATAGATGAATGTATCATCTTCATACATCAAAGCAAGGCTATCTTCAGTTAGCAGATAATCAACGCCTGGAAAGTTTTCATTATCAATAAATCGCCCTAGTGTCCTGATGCGCGTGAACTTAGCACCTTCCAAACCTTCTGGTAGCGTCAGGATTAACGCTGTGATGGTGCCCATAATATTACTGACGCGCATCTTAGGACGCGGCAATGTACCTTGACCGCTATATTCAAAACCCTCCACTTCAATGGGAAGTGCCATGTATGGCTGGCCAGCCCAAATTAAATCACCGTTATTGTTAAGGCTTGTGCCAGCATGAAAGTAGTAGGTTTCTGCTACGCCATGTTGCGGCACATTAAGCTCAAGCTGAAATAGCTCAATCAGTGCGCCGGGCGCAACACCCTGCAACGCACTGACTAGATCATCTTCACCGACTGCATAACCAGCAATCCAATAGCCAGTTACAGCGTAGTTCATTGCTTATGCAGTAACAGCTTTAATAACTGCAAAGCCGATCACGATAGCTTCAGCTAATGCACCAGCAGTTACGTTACGCACATTGATGGAAGCTGATCCGGCTGCTGCTTGAGCGTTCAGCAAGTACGATCCAGCAGTGCCACCACTCGTGTGGTTAAGCACCAGCAGATCAGTAGCCGCAATCGTGCTGTTGGTAAGCGTGAAGCTCACCGTAGTAGCCGCCGCCAGTGATGCAGCGTTCATTGTAACCTGGCCGCACTTCTTGTTAAGCGTTACGGCAGTCGCCTTGCTGGTTGATTGCGTTACCGTACCGCCTTCACCAGTGATGTAACCAGCCTTGTCTGTGTTGAGGTTGGTGAAGTTAGCATCCACTTCAACGTGCGTGAGCGGGCTGCCTTTACCGGATCGGGTGACGATGGTGCTCATGGGATTAAGGTGTGAAGGCTTGCCTAATATAGTTTGAATTGTAGCGCGTCATACCAGCACTAAGGTTCAAACACTTGACGGAATTTAGCAGAGATGTCATTGAAGCCACTGTAGGTCATATTGGTGGACCAAGTTTCGCAAACATACTTACCAGCAATGCCCCTTGGAGAAGTCCAGTCAAACGCAATGGCTCCGCCTTGGGCTTCGAGAAATGACAATATTTGATCGCGTTCCGTGTCGGAACGATTATTGAATGACAAGTCCCATTCTTTCGGGTCGCTGTTAAGACCCATTTGAATGCGCTGTTCATAGCCGTCGCCTGCCTGAAATTTGTAAACTTTCGGCTGACTAGATTCTCCAATGGGAAAATTAGGGATGAAAGTAAAAGTGCTCATTTTGCTAACAGTCCTCCAGGGCGCTTTTGCTTAATCAATTCTGATTGTACACTAGCAGCAATAGCACGACCGAGCGCAGCACCTTGAGCATTATCGCCTTGCACTTCAGAACCTTTAGCGTCCACGCTTACATTGACCGTGATGGGAGCGCCTGACATGCCGCTAGACATGCCTCCAAGGTCCACTGGAACGCTCTTGCCATCAGGAAGGGGAATCACTGCCTCGTTGTAACGCCCCTCGCCTACAAGGCCTAGTGTGGGGCCTGTGACGATGCCTCCAGTGGCGAATGCGCGGAAGCCGCCAGTGGCAATGCCGCCGTTGGTAAAACCAAAGCCTGGCACTTGGAAGCCACTACCAAATGCTGCAGCGCCAAAACCAGAATCTCCCGTGAAGCTAAAGCCACTGCCGCCAGGAATGCCAAGCAATGATTTCAAGCCGTTGATGGCCTCCACCCTTAACCAATCTGCAATCATCTTGCTTACCATGTCGGCAAAGTAGTTGCTGAGGCTTTGGAAGAATCCAGCAAGTGCTTCTTGAGCAGTCATCGAGCCAGTGATGATTCCCTTGAAGGCATCACCAAAGGAAGTGCCGATGGAGGAAGCAATTCCAACCATTTGCTCCTTATATTTCTGCGCCGCTTCAACTTGCTTTTCTAAACTAAATAATTGATTTTGGAATTCCGCCGTCTGGTTGGGGTTTTCTTGTTGAATACGAAGGCGCCTTTCTTCGTCTGGCGTCAAAGCGCCAGCCATGGCAAGTTGATCGTTCAGAGTGGCAAGTTTTGCAATTCGCAATCCTCTTAGCGTTTCATCGTTTTTTTCTTTTTCGGCTATTTTCGCTTTGTCTAAATACGCTGCCAGTGCAGCCATTCCAGCCTTACGCGCATCCTCACTCAACGTGATTCCGTTGATCTTCTTGGGAAAATCGGCCAGCAAATCCTTCCTTTGTGCGTCAAGTTCATACAAACGCACCTGATAATCAATCACCTCTGGCGCCATTCCTTGCTCGGTTAAATCATTCCGCAATTTCAACAACTCATTGGAAAGTTTCAAGTCGGGAATGTTGTAAGCTTCTGCTGCATATCTTGCAAATTCCCTCATTGCGCTTGAAGACTTAATAATACTCGCGTCCAATGCGGCTTGCTGAGCAACTCCCATGGCAATGGCAGTATTGGCTTGCGCCAGCACATCGCGCTTTTGATCGCCAGTGACTTTAGTAATTGCACCAGCCCCTCGCATCGTGGAAGCCTTGTCCAAGTGCATGAGTTGAGACCCACGAGCCAATGATCCAGTTACTCCCGCAGCTCCTCCTAAATTCTGAATGCCAGAAACAGGCACGGGTACTTGAGTGCCTTTGGGCACAAAAATATCTACGGCGCTAGCTCCACCAGCATATTTCTTATGAGAGCCGATGCCCTGCCTCACAAGCGCTTCTACTTGCTTAGCGTTCATGCCGGAAGTAAAACGAGCCCCACTGCCTAGCTCAGGACTAACACCTTTACTTAATAGACTCATGACGGTTTCGACTGTATCCTTTACCAGCGCCTCGCGGTCTTGATTTTGGAAATGCCCATGAACAAAGCCCTTTGCATTAAATGTTCTTCCAGTATCACCAAATATTGCGCCAGTGCTACCAGCTCCACCAGCCACCTTGCCGGATTGTTTTTGAACATCTAATTGTGCATTTCGCACTGTTTCCGCTCTGGCCATTTCAGCGCCAATCAGTCCTCTAATAAGAGCAAGATTTTGCTTTTGCAAGCGATTTGCGCCATATTCTTGCATGTCAAATTCATCTTGCTGTAATTGTTTTCGTAGTTCGTGGCGCTGTTTAATGCGAGCAATTTCAGCATCGTTATATGTCTTGGCAAGATCATCTTGCAACTTTGCGAAGGCCTCTGCCCCTTTTGCGTCATCGTCCTTGGGCTCCCTGGTCATCGGCATATTCGCCCCAGCGCCACCAAAAGTTAAGTCTGTTTGTTTCCCATTGAGTTGATCTAGCGCCGCCTGCCCACCAAGGGCCTTGAAGCGCTGCCTGTCTTTAGCCAGTTGTGTGTTCAACATTGCAGACTGTTTACTATCAAGTCCCCCTCCTTCTATTCTTTCTTCTGTTTCCTTAATATTTTTGGAAACTTCCAAGATGTCTTTCATGCCAAGAGCACTTTTGACTCCCTTTATGACAACTTGACTTGCCTTGGCAATGCCAGCCATAATCTTCAGAACTACTTCGCTTAGCTTGAAGAATAATTTACCAATGGCAGTAGTGATATAAGCGAAATCCTCAAGCATCTGCTTGAAGCTAACTTTATTGTCTGCTATAAATTTTGTGACATCTTTGATAATGCCAGTGAAGTAATCCTGGAAAGTTGCGCCAGAATTTCCAAGAATTGAACCAATGGTAAGTTGTAATTGCTCAAGGGCAATCTTCATCCGGTCGCCAGCGTACTCTGGAGCCGTGGCAAGCTTTTTGGAAAATTCCGCGTAGTCTGTAAAGTTTGATTTTGAGAAGGCAACAAATTCCGCAATGCCAACAGTACCAGCTTCTAATCTTTTTTGCAGCTCTTCAAAGGTGATCTTATTGGCTTGCGCAAACTTAATAACAGCACCAGGAAATCTTTCCCCGAGCTGCCCCCTTAGTTCTTCAGCCTGCACGCCTCCTTTGCTGAAAATTTGAACAACGGCCCGCATTGCGCCATCGACATCCTCAAGGCTGCCGCCAGTGGCTCTCACTGCATTGACAGTACCTTCCAGGATCTCGCTGGTGTCTTTTGCTGAAATATTATATTGCTTGGTGTTAATCCTAAGCTGAGCATAATACTTACTGGCATCTGCCAATGGCAGCAAAAGCCTTGTGCTGATAGATGCCACTAGACCTTGTGCTTCCGCAAAATCTTTGGCATCAATGGAGGCAATCGCCAGGCCTCGCTGCATTTTTTGCAGCTCTGAATATTGCTTTGCCATGGCGGCAGCGCCAGCCAGGGCACTGTCAGCCATTTGCCCTACAGCAGCCCCTGCAAAGGCTCCCGGAACCCCCCCTGCAATGCCGCCAGCGATACCACCAAGAGCACTGCCTGCACCACCTCCCATGCCGCCACCGTACAAGAATGCACCGCCAGCAGCACCTGCACGTTCTCTGCCCGTCAACGGCTTACGGTTGGCTTTTTCTACCAGTCTTTCGGTTTGTTCAATTTTCTTGTTGATCCGGTTCCATCTGGCTTCGTCTGGGGAAATATCTCTGGCTATGGTTTTTAACAATTGAAGCTTGGTTTCAAGCTGGGCAATGCTTCCCTTGGCAGCTCGGGCGAAGTCATGCTGTAATTGAATTTTATTCGCTAGTTCGCCAGAGCGCCTAAGCTCATGATTCAAGCGAGCAATTTCGCTTTGTGCTTGCCCCCATTCTTTTGTGTTCGGCACCAACTCAGCAGCCAACAGTTGAGCTGACTGCAGTAGTTTATTGATATTCTGAAGACTTCCCTCGGAATAAGTGCCAGCAGCAGCGCGAAGTTGAGGAATTTGCGCGGCAGTTTGCAACTGCTCTCTTTGACCAAGCGCAGTACCAAGGCGTTGTTGGGTTCGCAAAAATGGAACATTTGGTCCAGCAGTTCGCAGCTTGCCAAGCAATGACTCAGTGCGTGCAATTTGAGAATTAATTCTCTTGAACTCTTCATTCAACTCTCGTAATTTTTCATACGAAATGGGACCAGATTTCTTGGATTCATCGACAATTGCTTTGTATGAATTGCGAAGCGATTGTAGTTTGTTCTCTAGGTCGCCAATCTTTTTGGGGTTAATATCTTCCCCTGGGGCAAACTGGCGGGAGGCGCGTTGTCGTGCCGATACCATTCCATCCATTCTGCGTAAACTCTTGCCAATGACAGCGGCGGCTGCAAGATTGGCTTCCTCTAGTGACTTGACAAAGCCAAGTTGGTAGCCTTTGCCTGCCCATATACCAATTTGCTCCATCTCTTTCGATGGACTTTGAATGCCAAGTCGATCCTTAATTCTTTTGAGTCCTTCAGCGCCAATATTTGCAAACGCATCGCCAACTTGCCCTTTCCCTGCGGCCAGTGCATTGACCAAACCAGCAATGCTTTCTTTGGCAACGGTTGATAACTCCGCTGCCATTGCACGCTTATTGCCAACAATTGCCTTGTTGAACTCAAGGAGGCTTGCATCGGCAGCGGCCTTGTAAATGGCCGCCACTTGGCCAGTGCTTATGACTGGACTATCAAATCTAGACTTGGCAATTGTGCCACCGCCAGAGGGAGCTGCTGCAGCCGAAGACTGAGAGGGTGCCCTAACCGCACTTGTCTTTTTATTAAGAGCATCTAATGCCTTGGATAATTTACCTACATCAGCAAGCGCTGTTTGGATATTTTTAATTTCAAAATCAACCCTATACTTTCTTTGTCCTAGCTGCCTGCCAAGAGACACCATCTCACTGGCAATATCATCCCTATTGAATTGAACACCAATATCCAGCTTAGTTTTTGACGCAGCATTGACGAGCCCCTGGAGCGCAACACGCTTGAAGTGGTCAATGTCAAAGCTGACATTAAGCCTAAGCTCCGGGCTTCCTGGTGCCATTTTTCGTACAGCTTCCTATTGTCTTTACTATAGCAAGGTTGTCAGCCCCTCTTGTTCTCTGGGGAATTTTTCAATTCGTCAGAAAGTAAGGCAATCAATCTTCCATCCATTTTCCGTGTTTTCATGAGACGAGATAGCACTTCATAGCTTTCTTCGCTAACACCATTCTCTTTCTTGATCTTGCGAGTGTCAAATGGCAAGAAATCATCAATGCTAACTTTTGCCTTCTTTCCCCCCAGTGCGCTAACCACGACACCGCTAAGCTTGGCCGTTGAAATGCTATTGGCATTTACCGTGGCCATATCATGCTTCTCTAGCCACTCCAGGGCTTTCACGGCATCTTTCACGCGCTGATAGCAGAAGTTCTTTGCACTCCAGCGATCATCGCGCAAGTCCGAACAGCATAGCCGATGGTAAATATCATCCCATTGCGTGGGTGATTTTATGATTGCTATGGACTGCTGCTCTAATTGTTCAACAGGGCTTAGGCCGCTGTCTTTGGCGCTTTTTTTTCAGTGGCCTTCACCTCCGCCGTTTGTTCTTCGGCAATGAATTCAAGCGCTTTGCTCATGATTTCACGAGTGAGAAACTTTGTATCCTCAGCACTCCAGTCTTCCATCTTCTTCCAAATGCCATCAATCATTCCCTCTCCACGCGAGCGAATAAAGGCTGTGACGAGTCGGGCATTACCACTTTCCGCCCCATTGCCACTTGCGAGAATACTAAGTGTTTCCTCCGTGAAATCAGAAAGGCTTTCTAGCTCATCCAATCCAGTGCCTTGCTGCAGAAGAGCAAAGGCCTCGTCTAGGGTGATCCCCTTTGCGATGGCAACGCGCCTAGCGAGCTGCACCGCACGGATGGTAGCCTGGCTCTGAATGCGAGAAATCTCTTCCTGCTCAATGGCTTCACCAACCAGCCATCCACCATGCTTCTGAAGCCGCAGCATGGCGTTCAAAGAGAAATAGCTTGGCTCTTCAGTGTTGACTAGGAAGCTGTATTTGCTCATGATCCAGAACTGTCAGTGTAATGTTGAATCCTTTCACGCGCTCGCTACCAGAACGAAGCTCCTTGGGGATGTCAACTGTGAAATGGTGGTGTTCGCTTGATATTCTACATGTGCTTTCTGGGTAGGCAATCAAACAAAGAATGCCAATGTCAATGGATGCGGCATTTTTCTTGCAATTGATGGCATGCACCCGCCCGTCCAGGCTTCTTAAGTAGTCAATTTGCATTACAAGGATTGAATGGCCTGTTGAATCCGTAGCCTAAGCGCCATTCCCGGCGCCTTCAAGAAGAAAGAGGACGCAATGGAAATGTCATCAGTGAACGGCCTGGCAGTTCTATTGGTTCCAGTGCCATCATGCACGCGCCTAGCATATTCCTCGCCAGACGTATTTTTGGCGTCCCAATGCCACTTTGCAGCAATTATTCCACCACCTTTTTCGATGACAAAGCTATCAACCCCGCTTTGATACAGTTCGCCAAGGTCATAAATATCCCGTGGACTATTAACAACTTCTCCATTCTTTCGTCTTGTCTCATTATCGTAATCCCACCGCGACATTTCCTTGAATTGATCGTCCCAATGCGCTTCGTTAATGTCCTCACTTGCCCAAAGAGCAAAGGCATTGACCAGGCTATTAGTTATTGCCTGTTGATTCTTTAGTGTTGCCTTGACATTTAGCATGTTATGGACCAGGGTAAAGATTACGAACCACCATGTCTGGAATGATAAAACGACAGCGTTCATAAGCCACGTCATCTCCAGGCGTGTAGCGCACTGTTGCATCAGGGAATCGCCTAACCATTCTGTCAATGGCATCAGACAAGGTGGTGCTAGAAGGCGTATATTGCATCATCACCACTTCCCATTGCTGCAACACTCGCACTGTTCCCATCATTGTCGTAGGCAGACGTTCCGGGAATTCGCGCATGGTAACTTCCAAGCCAGTGGCTTTCCATGCAGAAGGCACTGACTGTCGCCCCACAACATAGATGGCTGGTGTGGTCGTATTATTTGGAAGCGTGTAAGTGCCCAGCAAACTCGGAGAGTCAGTCAAAAGCGTGTTGATGGCATCTCGTAGCTGGGTGATGTTCATGGTATTAAAAAGCCCCTCCCTAAGGAGAGGCTAGCAAGAAACAATGGGA